TAATGTTGGCGCTGATCGAGGTCGAGTTCGCCACCGCAAGTCCCGGCAGGCGATCCGCCGAGATTGTGCCAGCCGTGATGTCAGTCGCGTTCAGCGTGCCGCGAATAATGGCGTTCTGGAACTCTGCGTTGCCGGTGTCGCGCTCGATCTTCCATCCCGACGTGCCGGCGACATAGTTGTCGCTCTCGATGTCTGCGGTGACTTGGATCGCGCCTGTTGGCGTCGAGAAATAGAGCGTCTGCGCGCTGGTCGCTCCGTCGATTGTCACCTGAAAGGCTGACGACCATTCCTTTACCGAGGTGTCTGTGATGTCCACGCTCGGCTGGGAGAGCGACCATCCCGCCGTCAGCCCGACGAAGGTCGCCGTCGAGGTGTTGTAGCTGCTGGCCGAGGGCGTGCTTGGCGCGCTGGCCTGCAAGGTCTGATAGTAGACGCGGCCGGTGATGATCGTGTCGCCAGTTGATCCTGCGGCACCATCAGTCCCGTTTTGAGCGAGGATCACAGGAGATGACCAAGTGAGAGTGCTATCAGTGCCAGTGACGCCTTGAACGCTTGCTAAGGTCGTCGAGACGTAGACCGGATCGGTGCCAGAGGGGATAGTAGTTGACCAAGTTGACGGAGGCGTAAGAGTATTCGTGCCGAAGTTATAAGAACCACCTGTAGGTGTAGCGGGAGCCGTGGCAGACCTCTTGAACACAGAGGCGAGAAAGGTTGAAAGCCCATCTGCTCCGTCTGCACCATCGAGGCCATCAACGCCGTTCTCGGCTATCTCGAAAGGCGCAGACCAAGTTCCGGCGTTATCGGTCCCTGTGTCACCAATGATGGAGAACACATATCTGACCCCGTAGATGGGGTCTGTTCCGGCGGGAACGTCCAAGAACCAGCCAGTCGGCGGCGTGAGAACATTAGTGCCAAAGTTGAAGGAGCCACCGGATGGAGTAGCCGGAACACTTGATGACCTCCTAAAGACGATGGCTGTGTAAACGGACTTGCCATCAGTAGGATCTGCCAGCGTCGTATCGGATGCCCCCGCCGAGAATGCTGACGCATTCCCGCTGAAATCCCGAGCCTTGACGAAATACCAGTTCGTCGTGCTGGCAGCGAGGCCGCCATGCGTAAACTCGGTCCCCGCGCTGGTGCCTATGGCCGTCGCCCCGACAGTCGTGTTGCTGCTGTTGACGAAGACCTCGACATCTTTGAAGTCGGCATCGGTCGGGTTCACCCATTTGACGATGATCTGCCGATAGCCGCCCGTGGCGGAAACAGAGGTCGGCGCCGCTGGTGCAGTCGTATCACCGCCCGGCGTATGCGTGATCGCGGTAAAGGTGCCCTTGACGCCCGCGACAGTGACCGCTCGCACCCGGATCGTGTATTGAATGCCATCGACCAGCGGCGATAGTTCGATGCTGCTCTCGTCGGTCGTCGTCGCGGCATAATCGGTGTCTGCCGTCGCCTTCCATTCGACCTCGTAATAGTCGAGGAACTTGTTCTGCACGTCGGCCCAATCGACGATCACCGTGTTGATGAATGTGCCGTCGCCCTGCGTGCGCCCGCCGCCCGTCGCCGTCAGGCTGCTGATCGTCAAGCCGCCAAACGGGTTGGGAAGGTTGCTGTTGTTCCCGATGATCTCGCTTTCTTCCGCCGACCACGAGAAGGCCGCAGAACTCGTCTCCCGCAGCGTCATCGTGACACGCAGGTCGCCCGCTTCGCCATTCGCGCCGAAGGTCCAGCCGACGACCTCGAACTCCTTTGCCGACCAGCCGTAGCGGTCGATGGTCAGCGCGATAATGTCGCCGACCTGCAACTCGAGCGCTTCCATCCCGAAGTCGGCGGTGAAGGTCAGTTGCTCGCGGTTGCGGAATAGTAGCTGCTTCGCCAGACGCTGCGCGGTGGCCGAAGATGTCGTCAGCGGCAACTCGAGGTCGATGGGGCTTTCGACGCCATCGTCCTCGGCGACGAAGGCCGCAGAATAGAACTCTGGGTATTCCGCCGCGATCCACCGCTGGCCGGCATCGTTGAACGTGCCGCGCACGATGTTGAAGTTATCCCTCATCGCGATCCGCGTTTGCACGTTGATCTCGCTCACAATGTCGTCGAGCGTCAGCGTCTTGACCGGCGCGGTGTAATAGCCGGGCTTCAGCTTCCACGAGCCGCCGCCCCACCACAAAGAGCCGCCGCACGCCGTCACCATCTGTTGCAGGCAATCCTGAATGCTCATGTCCGCATTCAGCACGCCGTTGATCGTATAGCGATCCTCTTCGCCGCCGCCGTCGAGCGGCACGTTCTCATCGCAGACGTTGGCCGCCGCTGAGAAGCTGGTGTCGTCGATGTTGCTATCTCCGAGACCCCGGCTGTCAGTCAGATAGTCGCGGATGCAGAGCGCGGCATTGGCCGAGAAGGCCGTCGTGCTGGTGCGCGGGTCGTATACCTTCTTGCCCTGCACGACGGCCGAGAACAGCGGGATGCCGTTCGGAAAGACATCTTGGTCGTATTGCAGGCGGATGTAGAGATAGGCGATCCCACGCCCGCGAAAGTTGCTGTCGATCTGCGCGCTCTCGGCCAACAGGTCAGCGTCCGTCGTCTGCTCGCTGGTGCCGAGATGCTTCTTGATGCGGATCTTCGAGTTCCAGTTCTGCGAGGTGACGAAGCCGTTGCCGTCGAGTGTTGCCACCTCGTCGTTGATGTAGATGTCGCCGATAGCGTTGACCTCGTGGCCAGCCAGCACGAGGATCATATGCAGGTATTCGTTGGTTGTCCCGGTCGCCTCGAGATAGGTGATCGTGCCGCCCTTGCGAACAGTCCCGTAGACAAGATGCTGCGGATCTGTCGCCCCGCGCGTATTCGCCATGAGGCCGCGCATCTGGCTCATGTCGGCCTTCGGCGCAAGCGCCCGCAGAAGGGCGACAGTCACCAGCGTGTAGGCGACATATCCCAGCACCGTGCCGACAAGGCCCGTGATCCCGATCTTCGCGAAGAAGCCGATGAAAACCTGCGGCATCAGACCCACCCCGCTTTAGCATGATCGACGCTTAGGTATACCACGCCCGACGCAAGAAGAAACGCCGCAACTGTCCCGTTGCAGATCCCCATCGCATAGTCGAAGGAGCGATTTCTGTTCGCCCGCGCGATGACCAGAGCGCCACGGGGCGGCAGGCTCTCACAGCGCGTCAGACGCGCGTCCAGCGCCTTCTCCAGCGTCAGGTGGCCGAAGGTCTGGATCAGCGTCCTGCGGCTCAGAGGTCGCCCTGTGCGCCCCATGTAGCGGCCCAGCCAATCGTCGGCATATCCGGCGCCGTGCATCCGACGCCATGCCTCATTCGTGAACGTGAGGCAGTCATGCTCGCCCCATTTGAAGGGCCGGCCGGCGACCTCTTTGAGGTAGTCTTGCAGTGCATCAAGATTGGGCGTCATTCGCCCGCTCCACCGTGCGTCCCCAAGGAATATCCTTGTCTTGCAGGTCGGCGACATAGGAGAAGAAAGTGTCGCCGGGATAGCTGGCCTGCTGGCTCTCGTGCGTATACCGCCGTGGCTTCGTCCGCTCGAGTTCCACCAGCTTGCTATCCACGACCAGCGAGATGACGCCCTGTTGGCCGTCCTCCGTGATCGTCATCACATTCATCTGGCCCGAGAAGACCTCGATAAAGTTCGTGGAGCCGGTGACATCCGTCAGCCCGAACAGCACCCGGCATTCCCGCCGCTGATAAGGCTCCACCAACGCCAGTGCGATGATGGTCGCATCAACGGCCGAGAGTTCGATGGTGATCGACTTGGCCGACATGTCCGAGACTTCTTCCAGCCCGCTGATCGTCAGCAGCGTGCCGGCGCCGAGATATGTCTGCCCGTCGATGGTCCTGTCGCCATAGCCCGTCCACAGCCTGAGCGGCGAGGTGTCGAAGTTCATCTCGATGGCATAGAACGGCTGGATCGAACCCGCCGACAGCGCCGACAGAATGCTAGCCGGGATCGACCGCGCCATCAGATCGCCTCCATCGCGCCGAAGGCGATGCCGTAGCGGCCGATCTCGTCGGCGGTCCTTGCCACCTCGTTGCTCGAAAGTCGGAACAGGCCGCGAGGTGTCGAGAGCGTTGCCGTGGCCGCCGAGGCTGCCGACCGAAGCGCCGGCCAGATTTCCAGCGTGCCGCTGCCGTTCTGGTCTTGCAGCACCATGTAAAGCCTCGCCGTCGCGCCGCTGCCGAGTTGGAAGTAGTCGCCCGCAAGCAGCGTGCCCGTCATCGTCACGGTGACGCTGCTAGATCCGG